CCAGCGTGGCTTCGGCGAAGCGCAGCGCGCGACGCGCGGCCGGTGAGTGGGGCGGGGCGAACAGGGCGATTACGAATTTCATCGGGGCACCATTGCGAAACAGCCGACATGATACGCCAGCCGGGCGTATGAAGAATCCGTCGTCGACCATTCCGGTGCTCGTCCGTCAGCGACGGTGCCGCGAGAATGTCCGAGTCTGCGAGCGGGCGGGGAGGGGCGGTCGGGCGGGCCGGCATTGCTCGGGTCTTCGCCCCTCCGGTAGATTGGCCGGCTTTCTGCCCGGTACCGGGCCTGGCTGTCTGGATATCCCATGTCTGTTGCCGACGCTTCCGCTTTGCCTGATTCCGTCTACCGTCAGCCTGGCTTTGTGCCATTTCTGATCAGTCGCGTGCTGGCCATGTTCGCCGTGCAGATCCTCGCCGTCGTGGTGGCCTGGCAGGTGTACGACATGACTCGCGATCCGCTGTCGCTGGCCTATGTCGGCCTGGCGCAGTTCGTCCCGATGTTCCTGCTGCTGATGCCTGCCGGCGACCTGATCGATCGCTACGATCGCAAGCGCATCCTCGCCCTGAGCTGGGCGCTCGAGGCAATCTGCGCGGCGGCTCTGCTGTGGCTCTCGCTGAGCGGCGGGGCGGTGCTCAGCTTCTATATCGTGTTGGTGTTCTACGGCTGCGCCCGTGCTTTCACCGGACCGGCGTTGTCCAGCCTGTTGCCGCAGATCGTGCCGCGCGAGCGCCTGGCTGCAGCCATCGCCGCCAACAGCATGATCGTGCGCGGCTCCACTATTGCCGGCCCGGTGTTCGGCGGAGGCCTGTACGCAATGGGTCGCGGTGGGCTGACCTATGCGGCTTGCCTGCTGTTCTTCCTCGCGGCAATCGTGCTGTTGCAACGGGTACCGGTGCGCTACGGCGAGGCCATGCGGGCGCTGGAGGCTACCGCATGGCAGCGCTTTACCGTAGGCATCCGCTTCATTCGCTCGCGGCCGATCATCCTCGGCACCATCTCGCTGGACCTGTTCGCCGTGTTGCTCGGCGGCGTGGTCGCGCTGTTGCCGATCTACGCCCTGGAGGTGCTGGAAGTCGGCCCGACCGACCTCGGTGCACTGCGCAGCGCCATGGCGCTGGGTGAGGTGATGGTGGGCTTCTACCTGAGCACGCGGCCGTTCAACCGCCATGTCGGCATGACCATGTTCATTGCCGTGGCGGTGTTCGGTCTCGCCAACATGGTCTTCGCGCTGTCCAGCCTGTTCTGGCTGTCGTTCGCCGCGTTGTTCGTCGCCGGAGGTGCGGACATGGTGAGCATGTACATCCGCTCGTCGCTGATCCAGTTCTCCACGCCTGACGCCATGCGTGGACGCGTCAATGCCGTGAACATGCTGTTCATCGGTTCGTCCAACGAGCTCGGTGAGTTCCGCGCCGGCACCAGTGCCGCCTGGCTCGGTGCGGTACCGGCGGCACTGCTGGGCAGCTTCTGCACGCTGGCGGTGACCAGCGGCTGGATGCTCGGCTTCAGAAGCCTGCGACAGGTAGACCGCTTCGAGGATGCCTCGCCCGAGGCTCAGGCCTCGCGCGCCGGCTAAAACGCGACGGATGGACCGCCCAAACGAAAACACCCTGCGAAAGCGTTGCCTTCGCAGGGTGTCGGATTGCTCGCCGAGGCGGGCAGGTTCAGCGCTGAATCAGTCGTCGCCGCCAAAGATGCCCAGCAGCTGCAGGAGGCTGATGAACAGGTTGTACAGCGACACGAACAGGCCGATGGTGGCCATGATGTAGTTGCGCTCGCCACCATGGATGATCGCGCTGGTCTGGAACAGGATGCAGGCCGAGGAGAACAGCACGAAACCTGCGCTGATCGCCAGCTGCAGCCCGGTGATCTGGAAGAAGAAGCCCGCCAGCATCGCACCGATCAGCACGAAGAAACCCGCAGTGATGAAGCCGCTGAGAAAGCTCATGTCCTTGCGGGTGATCAGCACGTAGGCCGACAGCCCGAAGAACACCAGTGCGGTCATCGACAACGCCGAGCTGATCAGCTCACCACCGTTGGCCAACCCCAGGTACATGTTGAGGATCGGGCCGAGCGTATAGCCCATGAAGCCGGTCAGGGCGAAGGTGGACACCAGGCCCCATACCGAGTTGCGCAGCTTGGCGGTAAGGAAGAACAGGCCGTAGAAGCCGATCAGCACCACGAAGATATTCGGGTAGGCGGCATTGGCCTGCATGGACAGGTATGCCACCAGGCCGCTGAACGCGAGCGTCATGGCCAGCAGCCCGTAGGTGTTGCGCAGGACCTTGCTGACCTCACGCTGTTCGACCTGCGTGTGGCTAAGCGCGTATTCGTGTTC